GCCCGAATTAACTATAGTATCCATTCTAGGCGTAGGTGCAAAATTAGGTGCAATAGAATGAAATCCTAACCTACTCTCATCAGTATAACCAGCGAATAATACTGCTTTAGCACCATATGTAGACCATATCACTAAATGACCAAAATCCGCTATCGAGAGAATAGACTCTGTAGCTCCGTATTTTTCTGGACCTCCTATAAACTTGTACAAACTAGTATTAGGTATTGTAAACTCATATAAAGAGGTAGAGCCGTGCGACATGTTAGCCATTTCTATAAACGGAAATGGATACCCTTTTCCTGATGGTGAAGCAATAGGGCCGAAAGCGTTTAGAGGAGAGACTTTACAAGCCTGGAAAATATTCTTTTTGTGATTACAAAAAGTTTGTGGAGGTGCAAAAGCCACAGATAAATCACCAGCAGTGCTGCTTCCAAACACTTTCAGTTTTATCTTCAATCCTAAACTTTTACCATAATACATAGCAGACAAAAGCTGTGGAACGTTTACTTGTTCCACACTATCTTTCAATCTTTCTCCTATGAGCGTATTTAAATTGATAACATTAGGACCTGTGACTAGTGTAACAGGCTCTGATTGATACATTCTCCTGACAATAGGTCTAATATCAATGGGAGAATATAATCTTTCCTGAAACTTTTCGCTTGTGTTAATATCTTCACTGTAGGTGGTAAGAGTATCATCTTTTTGAGGTTCATTCATAACTGTCAAACCTTGAGATGTATAACCATCACTCTGTTCCAGTATAGGATTAACTAGGGGTAACTGTCGCAACGGTTCTGTAGAATATCCATGAAAGCTTAAATCATCCCCTCCTGACATGTAAATATTAAAAGAAACTCCCTTAGGGGAATCTGAAGAAATGACCAAAGGTTGCGCTACAAATAAATAGTACATACCATGAAATAATGCTTCTGTACTCATATCAGGTGTACATGGAGTTAGTTGATTTCTACACAAATAAGGTATATTTATTGTTTGAATTTGACCACCTCCTGTAAACTCCATCAAATGAGAAGGAGCACTCAATAAACCTGCATACTCTGGTCTACCAAATAAAACTTCAGAGGATGGATTATACATTTGAATTAGGCGCAGTTTCACTTGTTGTTTATTATTCATAACCGATTGCACGTGAATATTTAAAGATCCTCTCCAAGCTCGAGAAATGCGATGGAACAGCTCTATATTATTACTCATAGATACAGGGTTAGTTTTTTCTGCCAATCCTCCTTGAAAAGGAGAAATAGGACGAGCCCAAACCAACGTACCAACTTTATCGTCTGTATATACTTTACACGTGCCTAAATACTGTGGTTTACTAAGAATATGCCTAATGGACATTTCGTCTACTTCCGTATTAAAAATAGGTCTATCTACAATACGGTCTATTTCAGGGTAGGGATCTAATTTCTCAAAAAACTGCTCTCCTGTGGTATTGTTAGGAAAGTTTCTCCTCGTTGCTATCATTCTATTAGTGATTAAAGGAACATTAGGATTATGCAAGCCTGTGTACCTCCTGATCCCTGATCGAATAACATCTATCGCATCTCCTACTACTTGTTTGGTATAAGAAGTAGTAGCATCAATAGCAGTAGTAGCAATCGATTGTAACCCTTGACTATTATAATCATATTGCAAAAATTTAGGACTAGGAACAAAAATATCCAAAGAACTAAAACAAGCCTCAATAGTTATATTTAACATCATACTTGCACTATCAGAGACCGACAAAGGATTTAATACGAATAATACCAGAGTAGCAAAATTTCCTGGTGTTAAACCTTCTCCTACTGCTGTCTCTGTTGCTGGCGCTGTGTATTTCATATCTAAACTAGCTACATCTGTGTTGCAATACCATGGCACATGTAAAACACATGACGTAGCTTCATTAGCATTTAAAAAACAATGCGGTCCTGACATTATAGAATTAATGATAAAGGGAGACTCAATCAACGTATAAGGCATCGGAGGAAGAACTCCTACCAAAATAGTACCGGCATGTGCTATAGTTCCAGCTACTGATACATTTAAAGATAAATCACTCCTAAAAAATGAACCCATTTTAAGAGCTGTTTCCAACGACAAGTTAGACGTAAAAACATCTCGAGGTAATTGTTTTATCTTAGATGTTAAAAAAGTGTAAGGTGCTTGATTAGACCACTCTACACTATCTACAAAGAAAGGTCTATTTACAAAAGGTTTAGTATCTATTCTATATTCTTCTGAGATATCAATGACCGGATAAACATTATGATGATCTTTAGAAAAATTAATGTCTCGCGTATTTACACTAGCGACAGAAGAACTCATACTTTGTTTTGTTGTTTGCATATCATAACACATTTCTGTTGCAAACTTGTTATCTGAATTGTTAATTTTATTAATTGAAATAGTATGTTTTTACAAGAAGACTACTATTAAAATCTTCTATTCCC